AAGGAACCATTTTCGTTGATGGAATCAGCATCCCCCAAGCCGCCGCCTAGAAAACCTCCCGTACACAACTATTGACAATATCTCTCGGAACCGGGAATCGGCACCCTTCTTGGCGATCTCGCGAATGATCGCACTGTAGACAGTCGCGTGGGGTGTTTTGCCGCCGGGCGACTTCCAAATGCCGTTGGCCTCGGCCGTCTCGACAATCGCCTTGGCCGTCATCGGCTCGTTCGATTCTCGAAGAACCTGTGCAGCGGCATCCAATCCGCTGATGCGTTTCTCCTTGAGCTCCTTCGGAGACTTTGCTTGCTTCGGTTTGTCGGCCTTCAGGCCATCGGGGGTCTTGTTGGCCACGTCTTCACCCTTGGGCGCCGACGTTTCCGCCGGTTGCGTTGCAGGCTCGTCCTTGGCCTTCTTGTCGCTCTCGTCCTTCTTGGCGGTTGGGGCAAAAGCGTCCTCGCCTGCGGCCGCCCGCAATCGGGCCGGCGATTTGATGCGAACCTTTTTTCCAGTAGCGAGGCTGGTGGCGTCCCATCCGCCATAGCGGTTTTCGGCGTCGATCCGAACCTGGACCAGTTTGTTGGTCACCTTGGCGACATAGACGCCACCGATTTTGACTTCGTTCTTTTTCATCATTGTTCTCCTTGGAAAAATTGGAAACAGGGTTTATCGGCGAGTACTTTCGACGATCGTGATTTGGAACTGCTGGCCGTGGGGAAAATCGACGACCAAGCCTCGATTGCCGGTCAACACTCCCGCTTCGCGGAAGGTGGAAACATGAGCCCATCGTTCGAGAATCGTAGCCAATTTCGTCTCAAGACGTTTTTCGGTAATGCGTCGTTTCTTCATGGTTATGCTCCTTCATCCGTAGATGCGTTTTGCCAGGTCGGCGGCCAGAAAATCCACAATCGCCTGCGTTTTAGCCGAGGTGGCCGGCGTGTCCAGCCCGCGGTCCCAATGGAAGATCGTCTCTTTGTTCTTCAGCCGGGCGATCCAGAGTTTCGAGATTCGGCTCTGGCCCAATTCCCAATCGGGGCAGTCGGCGTGTTCCGCGAAGACCAAGGCGTCGAAGAAATACTCTCCAATCGTTCCGCGAACCCAGGCGCCGCCCGAGGTCGTTCGTCGTTCGAGCTTCGTGATCCGCAGGTCGGCGGCCATGTCGGCCTTGGCCTTGTTCGCGTTCTTCGTTTTGCGGTTGTCGGTCATCTTGGTTCTCCTTGCGTTTGGGGTTGTAATGTTCATCGCACATACACACATGAGCCATGTTTTTGCGAAGACATCAAGCGAAATCTCGGAATGATTCGCCAGAGTTTTGTAATTCCTTGGTAATCGTGGAATAAGGAAAGGCTCGTCAGTGAGTGAACATAACGCTGAAGGACGGCAGCCCGGCCCATTGAACCCCCAGGCATTACGGCTTGCGGACTTAGCCCGCATTCTTTCCGCCGGAAGCACACGTCCCGTTACCGAAGAGATACTACAAGCGGACATCGATGATGGTGCCCCGGTCAACCCAAACGGAACCGTGAACCTTGTACATTTTGCGGCTTGGCTGGTAAGGGAGATGCATCGTGGCGATTGATCCGCGACAACTCCGTCCGACCGAACTGGTGCGATTGCTGAACTCGACGCCCTTGGGCGAAGTACTCAGCGAGCGACAGTTGCTGCGACATCGCACGCGCGCCGGGTTCCGCATCGGCGATGCGCGCCACGTCGATCTGTTTCGCTACGTGGCCTGGCTTGTAGAACTTCGTCACACGCCTCGGCCAGAATCGGAAGCCGATTCCTACGAGTCGTTCAAGGAGCGTGCCCGGGCACGCAACGCCGCATTATCCCTGGCGGGCCGCGACATCGGCGAACTGCCCGCCGTAGTCAACCCCGAGCGGAAGGAAAAGGCCGCGACGGATTTTCGGTTCTTCTGCGAGTCTTACTTTCCGTTCACGTTTCACTTGGCATGGTCGGCGGACCACCTGAAGGTGATCGCCAAGATCGAACAGGCCGTGTTGCACGGCGGACTGTTTGCGATGGCCATGCCTCGCGGCTCTGGTAAGACCTCGATCTGTGAATGCGCCTGCATCTGGGCCGTGCTCTATGGACATCGCGACTTCGTCTGCCTGATCGGCAGCGACGAGGGGCATGCAATGGACATGCTCGAATCGATCAAGACCGAATTGGACGGCAACGAACTGTTATTGGAGGATTTCCCCGAAGTCGTCTACCCGATTCAGTGCCTCGACGGGATTGCCAACCGGTGTAGCGGGCAACTCTACAAAGGAGAGCGGACACACATTGGTTGGACGGCTCGGGAGGTCGTCTTGCCTACGATTCCCGGCAGTCGGGCCTCTGGCGCTATCATCAAGGTGGCCGGCATCACCGGCCGCATCCGCGGCATGAAGTTCAAGCGTGCCGATGGTCACTCGGTCCGTCCGTCGTTGGTTGTGTTGGACGATCCTCAAACGGACGAGTCGGCCCGCAGCATCTCACAGTGCGCCACGCGGGAAAGCATCCTCGCCGGCGCTGTCCTGGGCTTGGCTGGACCGGGCAAGAAGATTGCCGGCGTGATGCCTTGCACCGTGATCCGTCCCGACGACATGGCCGACCGCATCCTCGACCGCGATAAGCATCCCCAGTGGCAAGGCGAGCGGACCAAAATGGTCTATGCATTTCCGACAAACGAAGACCTGTGGACCAAGTATGCGGAGATTCGCTCGGAAGGTCTTCGGGCCGAGCGCGGCTTGGCCGACGCCACGGAGTTCTACGGACAGCACCGTGAGGCGATGGATGCCGGCGCGGCGGTCGCTTGGCCTGAGCGGTATAACCATGATGAACTCTCGGCTGTGCAACACGCCATGAACTTGAAACTCCAGGACGAGCGGGCGTTCTGGGCCGAGTATCAAAACGAGCCGTTGCCGGAGGCGACACCCCAGGAGGACGAACTGACGGTCGACCAAGTGGCGGCCAAGATCAATCGCATGTGCCGTGGAGACGTGCCGGTCGGCTGCAACCACCTGACGATGTTCGTGGACGTGCAGGCCACACTGCTGTTCTATGTCGTGACCGCCTGGGAGGACGATTTTACCGGCTACGTGATCGACTATGGGGCCTATCCGGACCAGAAGCGGGGCTACTTCACGCTCCGCGACGCCCAGCCGACCCTGTCGCAGGTTGCCAAGGGCGCCGGACTGGAAGGTGCGATCTACGCCGGACTGGAAGAACTTGCCAATCGTTGCCTGGGACGAGAATGGCATCGAGACGACGGCGCCAACATGCGGATCGAGCGCTGCCTGATCGATGCCAAGTGGGGATCGTCCACCGATGTCGTTTACCAGTTCTGCCGACAAAGCGCCCATTCAGCCGTGTTGTTGCCAAGCCACGGCCGATTCGTCGGAGCATCGAGTATTCCGTTCTCCGAATACAAGCGGAAATTGGGCGACCGAGTCGGTTTGAATTGGCGCATCCCCAACGTCCAGGGCAAGCGAGCCGTCCGACACGTCGTCTTCGACACGAACTACTGGAAGTCGTTCATTCACGCTCGGCTTGCGGTTGCTATGGGGGATCGGGGCTGTCTTTCTTTGTTCGGGGACAATCCTGCGCTGCATCGGCTGTTGGCCGAACACGTTACGGCCGAGTATCGTGTGAAGACCGAGGGACGTGGACGGACCGTCGACGAGTGGAAGTTGCGGGCCGCCGCCGTCGACAACCACTGGTTGGACTGCTTGGTCGGCTGCGCCGTTGCGGCGTCGATTCAAGGGGCGATCTTGCCGGGAACTGACGTGCGACAACACCACAGACGCCCCAAGCTGAGACTGTCTGAATTGCAGAGGGGCAAACGCTAAATGGCCGGTGATCAGCCCAAGACAGAAACAGGCACACACGTTGGTGGGATCGAATGCCCGCGGTGCGGCTGCCGGCATCACTACGTCCTCTACACCCGACCACGCCTAAAGAAGATCCTGCGGGTGCGGGAGTGCCGCCATTGCGGCCGCAAGATCAAAACCTACGAGCAGGCATCTGGGTAAGAACCCAGTGGCGCACGCCACCAATCCGTCTGAAAACGGTGCCATCGGAGGTTCGAAGTTACATATCTGTACCTTTCTTCGGTTTTTTGGGATTAATCTCCGACAACTCGATCCTCCACCGGGTAGGTCAACAGATAGGGAGACCGCATTCTACGCACACTGTCGTACCACACGATGGCCGACGACCTGGAAACCACCATCCGTGACAACGCCCAAGGGCCTGCCAAGGCATCTGGTGATTCTGGCAGCATGGAGCAGCACAGTCTGCCTGACCAGATTGCCGCCGACAGGTACCTGGAGAGCAAGAAGGCGGCTCGACAGAAAGGGCTTGGTATTGGCCTGAAGAAACTCGTGCCGCCGGGGGCGGATTGATGCTGGGTTTGATCAAGAACATTTTCGGTCGCCAGAAACAGCCGCGGCGTAATCTCCGCGACGTCCACGTGCCCTTGCGCGTGCGTGGGCGCTACGATGCCGCCGTGACCACGGATGAGAACCGCCGGCACTGGGCCAATGCCGATCTGCTGTCGGCCGACGCCGCCGCAAACCCTCGCGTTCGCAGCATCCTGCGGAGTCGTGCCCGCTACGAGGTGGCCAACAACAGTTATGCCTGCGGGATCGTCTCGACGTTAGCGAACGACTGCATCGGCACCGGACCGCAGTTGCAGATGCTTACCGACGAGGCCGAGGCCAACCGGGTCGTCGAGCAGGAATTCATGCGCTGGGCCGATAGCATCAGCCTGGCCGAGAAGCTCCGGACCATGCGGATGGCCCGGGCCGAGTCAGGCGAGGTCTTTGCGATGTTGGTGGCCAATCCGCGGGTGGATTCGCCGGTGAAACTCGACCTGCGACTGATCGAGGCCGACCAAGTCACCACCCCTGACTTGATCCGCCTGTCCACTGCCGTAAACGCCGTCGACGGGATTGTCTTCGACCAGTACGGCAATCCGGTCGAATACCACGTTCTGAAAAACCATCCGGGCGACAGCCTCGCTGGGTTCTCGTTGGCTTACGCTCGCGTGCCGGCGGCGTCGATGATCCACTACTTCCGCGCCAACCGACCGGGCCAAAGCCGTGGCATTCCCGAAATCACGCCCGCATTGCCACTGTTTGCCCAGTTGCGGCGATACACGTTGGCCGTGCTGGCGGCGGCCGAGACGGCAGCGGACTTCGCGGCCGTGTTGTACACCGACGCGCCGGCCAACGGTGAGGCCGATCCGGTCGAGCCGATGGACCTCGTGGAACTGGAACGCCGTATGGCCACGGTGTTGCCTGGCGGATGGCGCCTCGGGCAAATCCAGGCGGAACAACCGGCAACCACATACGGAGAGTTCAAACGGGAGATTTTGAACGAGATTGCTCGCTGCCTCTCGATCCCCTACAACGTCGCGGCCTGCAACTCGTCCGGATACAACTACGCCTCCGGCCGACTCGATCACTAGACGTACTACAAATCAATCCGTGTCGATCAGGCCCAACTCGGCCTGACAGTTCTCGACCGCGTGCTGCGGGCATGGCTGGACGAGGCAATTCTGATCTCGGAACTTCTGCCTCTGTGGATGCGGACAACCGCCTTTCGCGATCTGGACCACCAGTGGTTTTGGGACGGCCAGGAGCACGTCGACCCGGCGAAGGAAGCCAGCGCCCAGGCCACGCGATTGCAGAACCATACGACCACGCTGGCCTACGAGTATGCCCGACAGGGCCGCGATTGGGAAAGCGAAATCCGCCAGCGGGCCAAGGAGGTCGCTTTGATGGACGAGCTCGGACTGGCGCAGCCGGCGCAAACCGGTCCAGCGAGCAACACTACTCCGACTCAAGACGAGGAGAGGGAAGATGCCGCTACCGAAGCGTAAGACCGGCGAATCCCACCCGCAGTTTATCGAACGTTGCATGGGCGAGCAGACGATGGTCAAGGAGTTCCCCGACAGCGCCCAGCGTCGGGCCGTCTGTGAGCAGCAAGGCAGGCTGCGGGGCACGGAGGCCCTCAGCCTGCTGAGCGAGCCTGGAGCCCTGGTGATCGAGGCCGCCGGCGATGGTGAGGCTGCATCCGATGGCAAACCCCGACTGCCACGATTCTCGATGGTCGCCTACACCGGTGGGCCGATGCGAATTGCCGGTTGGCGCTATCCGGTCATCGTGGACCTGGCCGGTCTGGCGATCCCCTCGCAGAGCCGCCCGATCCGTTTCGGCCACGACATGCAAAGCGGCGTGGGCCATTCCGATGCCATCCGCGTCGAAGAAGGCAAGCTGGTGGCCACCGGCGTCGTGTCGCGCGATACGACCGCCGCCAAAGAGATAGTCGTTTCCGCCCGCAACGGATTCCCGTGGCAAGCATCTATCGGCGCGACCGTCGAGGAGTACGAGTTCGTCAAGGAGAGTCAGAAGACCATCGTCAACGGCCGGGAGTTCCTCGGCCCAGTGAACGTCGTGCGGAAAGCGACGCTCGGTGAAATCAGTTTTGTGGACTTAGGGGCCGACGGCCAGACAAGCGCCCAAGTGGCAGCCGCGGCATCACACCTCGCTCAGGAGAAAAACCAAATGGACGATACTGCCGTTACCACCCAAGAAACCGTTACCGCTCAGGCCGTGGACACGCCGCCGGCGCCGACGACCGTCTCACAGGGCGCAGCCCCGCTGGTACAGGCCGCAGATGCCGGCCCCACAGCGGCCGATATCCGCGAGGCGGCTCTGGCCGAGACCAACCGCGTGGCGGCAATCCGCGAGGCATGTGCCGGAAAATACCCCAAGATAGAGGCTGAAGCCATTCGAGACGGTTGGGACGCGGCTCGCACGGCGTTGGCCGTCCTGCGGGAGGGTCGCCCCACGGCCCCGGCCGTGCAGGTCCGCGACAATAGTAATACTGTCAACGGCTCGCTGTTGGAGGCGGCCTGCTTGCTGACGGCCAAGCTTGATGGTGTGGAAAACCTCTTCCCTGGAGGCTGCCCAGCGCCGATTCCGTGGCGGGATCGGCCTTCATGAGCTTTTGTTGGAAGCGGCGTGGGCCAACGGCTACATGGGCCGCAACTTCCGCGAGGCCCGCGACGTGCTGCGGTTCGCGTTCCACCCGGAACTCGAAGCCGGTTTCTCGACCATCGACATCGGCGGCATCCTCAGCAATGTGGCCAACAAGTTTTTGCTTGAAGGGTTCTTCTCCGTCGAGCGGACCTGGCGGAACATCTGCGCCGTGCGGAACGTCTCGGACTTCAAGACCGTGACGAGTTACCGCCTGATCGGCAAGGATCAGTACGAACAGGTCCAGCCGGGCGGTGAACTCAAGCACGGCACTTTGGGCAACGAGACCTATACGAACAAGGCCGACACCTACGGCCTGATGCTCTCGATCGACCGCCGGGACGTGATCAACGACGACCTGGGCGCCATCACGACTGTGCCTCGGAAGCTCGGCCGTGGTTCGGGCCTGAAGATCAACGACGTGTTTTGGGGAATCTTCCTCAATAACTCGACGTTCTTCGCTTCCGGCAACAAGAACTATCTCACCGGCGCCGACACGGCGCTCGGGATCGACGGTCTGACGAAGGCAGAGGTCGCCTTCATGGACCAGACGGACTCGGACGGCAAGCCGATCGGCGTTATGCCGGCGATTCTGTTGGTTCCCACGGCCCTGAGCGCGATGGGCACGCAACTGTTCAAGTCGTTGGAAATCCGCGACACAACGGCAAGTACAAAGTACCCGATCGCCAACCCGCACCAGGGCAAGTTCCGCGCCGAGGTGAGCCGGTATCTCTCGAACAGCTACTACACGGGCTTTTCGAGCAAGGCTTGGTACTTGCTGGCCGATCCGAGCGACTT